AGTTGCTCTAACTTCAAGAATTGCACTAGGACTACTTGTATTAATTCCAACGTTGCCTGCGGATGTAACACTTAACCTACTTACATCATTGGTCTTATCAAATATTTGGAATACACCATTTGCATTGTTTACCGCATAGTCTGAGTTGTTATTAGTATCAATAAGATTAAGACTTGGTGTGGTTGCATTAATAGTAAGATCATCATTGATCGTTGTCTCTTCCTCTATTGTTACCAAACCTTCAGGATTAATAGTTAGTGCTGTATTGGTTGTCTTAAGTCTAAGGGTGCTAGAATCAACCCCTGCTTTAATAGTTAAATCTTTATTATCTGCTGATGCAATAAGGAAGTTGTCATCAACAGAACTTACATCACCAATGGTATGACTTGCACCAACAGTTATATTGCCTGTTATTTTAGTGTTACCAAGAACATGTAGCTTTTCACTTGGAGCAGTTGTTCCAATTCCAACCTTTCCTGATGAGTCTATTCTCATAACCTCACTAGCTGCTGTATTGTAAGCACCAGTAGAGAATACTATTTCACCATCCGGAGAAGAGGCGTTCTGTCCACCATTTACTGCTGTAATACTTGCAACTGTATGTGTTCCAATACCAGTTGTATCAGATGTATAAAATTCTAATCCACCTAAAGCATCACCTGCTGCCCAACTACTTCCTTTTACTTTTGAATCTCTTAATCTTAAAACTGGATTATTAGCAAAAAGCTCTAGCAATGTGTCAGGCGAATCAGTTCCTATGCCAACATTGCCCTCGTTTGTAATTCTTAAATGCTCCGAATCACTACTACCACTATAGTTCTTACCTATTGCTAGGTCATGGTCATTATTAGCATTTCTTATAGAACGAATATAGTTATAGTCTCCACCTGCACCTATATAAATAGAGCAATCACTAAATCCATTTTCTAAAGTTAATTTAGCATCTGTTGCACCTGCCGAAGAAGTACCAATTAATGCTTTATCTACATTTGCTGTACCTGAAAGGTAAAGGTCTTTGAAGCGACCACCTGAGTAACCCAAGTCTACTAAGTTATCAGTTACAGCACCTGTAGTCATGTTTTCAGGCTGTATTCTGTTTGAGCCTGAATTAAACAGCAGACCTATATCACCTGTACCCATTGTTAAGTATGTTGCTCTAGTACCAACAACACCTACTGTTGAGCCATCTTTTCTCAAAGTAATAATGTTTCCGTCTGATGACCTTCTGTTAAACAGAGCAGGGCTATCGTTTTCTGTTGTAGCATATACATTACCCGCAGGTTTAACCCTAAACCCAGCATAGCTATTGAAGTCCGCAGAAGTAGTCCCTACCAACAGATTCCCTGAAGCATCAAACCTTCCATATTCAGTTTCTGATGTTCCGTTATGACCTGCAAACTTTATAACACCATTACTTGTAGCATTTCTTGAGATTAGGGTTGTAGTTCCTGTAATGTGGTTTAGTTCAGCTAATTTGCCTGAACTACCTACATCTTCTAATCTTAGTATTGGTGGAACACCACCTATAGAACCACCTGTAATTTCCAAGTCTGCACCTGTAGTACCATAAGTTAATGTGGTTTCTGCATTTAAAGTTCCTGCGTTTGCAGTACCAGTAATAATTCTATTGTCTGCATTGTTGTTTATAGTAAAGCTGTTTGCATCTACATAAGCCTTAACAGATTGTTGTGTTGGTAATAGCGTTGCAGAATCAGAGGACATATCATCTTGATCTACAAAGCCTGTTATGGTTATCGTGCCATCTGATAGGCTTCCGAAGTTTGCAGTACCTGAAAGGTGAAGGTCTTTGAATCTAACACCTGAATAACCCAAATCAACTGCTGCATCCCTACCTGAATTTGTAGATGTATTCCAAGCATAAATAGAATCACCACCATCCCAAAAATGTAACCCAACATCACCAGTACCTATGTTTAAATCACCACTTTTAGTACCAATACTTCCAACTGTTGAGTTGTCTTTTCTGAATAAAAGTATATTACCATCACTAGTTAGGCGATTTAAAAGCAGTACGTCCCCACCATCTCTAGTATGAGTTGAAAATCCTGTTGCTCTAAAACTAGAACCTGCGGTATTTGTATAATCTCCAATAGCTGTTTGATTTACCAACAGATTACCTGATAAATCTATTCTAGCCTTTTCTCCTCCTCCATCAACAAAAAATTGTATTGCAGAGTTAGCTGTAGAATTATTATCATCTGCTCTTAACTGTAAAAGCCCTGATGAATTAATAATTTGTGCGTAAGGTGCATTACCATCAGAGTCTGTAAGTCGTATTACTGGATAAGTGTTTGAAATATGTAATGGTGTTGCTGGAGAAGTCGTACCAATACCAACATTTCCAGAGGATGTTATATTAAATCTACTTGTATCAACTGTTTTATCAAATATCTGAAATACACCGTTAGAATTATTTAACTCAAAGTCTGAGTTATTATTTGTATCTATTAACTCAATGCTTGGTGATTGTGACTCAATAACAAACTTACCATTGACTGTAGTGTCTTGAGCAATGGTTACTTCACCATCTGCATTAACAGTTAATCTTTCTGTTGATTGGCCACCTGTGTAAAGTTTAAATACACCAGTTGAATTACCTGCATCACCAAAACCAGCTCTAAGATGTATGCCTTTTTGTGTAGCACTAGATCCTGTTCTTATCTCTAAATTGTCGTTAGTATCTTGACTTAGTTTATGTCCGCTTAAGAACTCTATATCACCTTGCACATGCAGTTTAGATGTTGGATTTGTTGTCCCGATACCAACCCCTGTAGTGTTATATCTGACCTTTTCACTTCCATCTATTTCAAAGGCTATTCTGCTACCACCTTGTGTATTACCAGGATCAGCTTTAAAAGTAAACTGACCACCGCTACCAGAAACTTCAGAATAACCACCTTCAATATCTGTTAATCGTATATCAGGAGCAGAACTAGCAATTTCTAATTCTCTATTTGGGTTTGTTGTGCCAATACCCAAACTTTCAGCACTTGCATCCCAAAAGAACTTAGCGGTTGTGCCTGTGTCTTCGTAACCTAAATTAATATCTCCTGTCGCATGGTCTATCAACATACGGGTCTTTGCGTTACTACCATCATCGTTTACAGTTTGGATATATAAGTCACCACCCCCATTATCAAAACGTGTGTTTAGGTTTGTTGTGTCTGTTTCATAAATTGTTAACGTAGGGTTTGAGCCACTAATAACAGTATCATCACTTGTTACTGTGCCTGTTACGTCTATGCCTGTTGAGGTTGTGGCTAGTTTGTTACTACCTGCATGTCGCAAATCAACACTACCACCTGCGTTTGCTCTTATCATCACTGTGTTATCGTCATTACTTCTTAAGTCGATTTTTGTACTACCTAACAATCTTAAATCACCAGTACCACCGTCTTTTATAAAACTATTACTACCATCATGGTAAAGCTGTAAGTCATTAGTGCTACCTAGTGCTATACGACTATTATCATCCCATCTTGTAATCAACTGACTTGCAGTTGACTGGCTGCCATCTAATCTAAAATATATAGCAGAGCTTCCTGAACCATTATCAGACCAAAATCTTATATCTGAGTCATCTGCAAAGTTTTTAAAATCAAGATTTCCTGTGTAGTTTGAAAACACAGAGTTAGTTCCGTTGTGCAGTATTCTTAGATCATTGCCAGTGCCAAAGTTTGCAATTTTTGAATCTGCAAAGTTTATTTGGTTTGCGTTTAAATTAACTTGAGTACCAGTAGAGCTAAAAATTGCATCAAGAGTGTCTAAGTCAGCGTTAAGCGAAATACCCCAGGTATCTTCTGCTGCACCTGGTTCTGGTTTTGTTAAGTTTAGATTGGTTGTATATGTATCTGCCATTTAAGCTGCCTCTTGTTTATCAAGTGTTTCCCAGTTCGTAGATGGATTGGTTGCGTCTGTCCAAGTATTGCTAGGAGCTGTATTTTCTGTCCATGTTGCTGATGATACAACTATCTCTTGCCAATTCTCACTACCAACAACTTGGTCTGTCCAGTCTTCGCCTGGAACTATTATGTCTTCCCATTTTAAACCACCGACTGCATTAAAGCCACTTGTTTGGTTGATGGTGGCTTCTATCCTCTTAAATACTTCAGACTGTACAGATACGTTAGATACTGCTGCAATAGTTGCTTTACCTAGGTCTGCGTCTTTTGCTATCGCTATAACATTAGATGTTGCAGCTATAGTTGCACTTGCTTGATCTGTTTGTGTTCCAGAAGCATCAAAGTCTGTTACAGCTTGAATGGTTGCAATGGCAACAAGTTTTTTACTACCAATACTTGTAAAGTTAGTAACCGCCTGTATGGTTGCAGTTGCTATATCCGTGTCAGCAGCAACAGCTAAGAAGTTTGTGGTTGCCTGTATGGTTGCAGACTGTTGGAATTGTGTTCTGCCAAATCCTGTTAAGTTAGAATTTGCCTGTATGGTTGCTACACCTGATACAGTATTTCTAGCGGTTGCGCCAGATGTTGCGGATACGGTTGCTTCAGCTTGAAAAGCTAAATCGTTAAATTTTGACCTGGAATAATAGCCTTTGTTATAGCCTATACTGGCCATGACGTTAAGCTAGTGTTACGTCTAAATCACCAGCGTTAAATCTAAATACATCTCCTGTGCTTACAGTCTTGGAAGAGTCTAGGTTAGCGTATGCTAACAAGTTTCCAGATGTTGATGCGTCTAAAATACCAACTGCTACGATAGTTCCTAGGTTTGCAGTTGCGGTAGGATACTCAATCGCTGATGGGTTGGTTGCGGTAGTTGGGTTAGTACCAGATACATTAAATGTGCTTGATTGTCTTACATAGCCTCCGCCTGTTGCTTCAGTTCCACCGCCTGTATCAGTTGGTGCTACTGTATATAAAGCAACATACAATGTTGTGGGTGCTGTATAAGCATTGCCACCAAAGACATGCTCTAAGACCTTGTCTTCTAAATAATCACTAAATCCTGCCATCGTATTCTCCTTTAATTACCGTAGTAGTAATTTCTTTTTTGTTTTGTTCCGTAAGTCTTTCTTCTCATCATTAGAGAACCTTTACCAAATGCAGCCTTCTCTTGAGCAAGTCTCATTTCTTCTAATGCTTTCTCAAACTGTTGTGTAAACATTGCTATTCTGTCGTCTTCCATCAAGTAGATAGAAGCGTGTTTCAATGCACCATACAAGTAAACATCTGGGTTTGATACTGATACAAAGTTAGTTGTATTGGTATCACTCAGTGCATTTATTTTACCATAATAAGTTAGCTGTAGGGTGTAAGGAACGTCAGGAGTTGGTGCTAATTCCATAGTACCATCAACCATTGCATAATATACTGGTTGACCTGTTGAGTTGTTATTTGCTTTTCTATAAATATCTAAAGATTCTATAGACTGTTGAAATAACGGACTAAAATCATTTGATGTTATTTCTACATTGATGGCTTCTAACCAATCATCTGGTACTGCTAAGTATTGAGCATCTGCTGTTGCAGTAGCTCTTACAATCATGTCTTTTGTTCTTAACTTTCTGTTAAGTTCAGCTTCTACATTATCAATAAATGTATCTATGGTAGATGTTAAATCTGATCTGTTTAGATAACCAGCTATGGCTGTTTTTAATTCTGCATATGTCATACTTTACCTTGCCAAGTTCTAAAGACGTTATTGTCTGGATTGTTTAGCCATTGTTTCCACTTTGCGGGATCTTTTGACCAACCTTCTCGTAATGCTTTTTGCCAAATTACCATGGGTACTTCAGCTATGTGTCGCATATCTTTTCCAGGCTTAAGTGTATTGTCTCTTAGTTTCTTAACGTGGTCAATGACAGGAGCAACATCTTGAGTTGTGTGATAAACAAACTTGTCATCCTCTGTAATGAACTCTGATTTGTAACCAGTTTTGTGATCGGTGATTGTACGTTTTGTTGCCATATTTAATAAAGGGTGGGAAGGCCGAAGCCCTCCCTAAGTTTAACTAACTTATGAAGTTGTTAAGTCTGCGACTATACCGTGAGCAGCTTCGTTGCTCATTTCTAATCCATACTCACATAAAATCATTTTAGTTACTGCATCACCTATTGTAGAGATATCAACTGTTTTAAAGTCTCTTAAGTAAGATACTTTAGCGAAGTCTGGATCAACTAATAAAAGTGATCTTTCTCTACTGAAGTTAGATGGTACTATTTTCAACTCACCAAAGTCTGATGCGTAAATAGAAACAGAAGCCTCTACTGTGTTTGCATCAACCATTTGTCTTGCTGAAGCTCTACCTGTGAAACCAGATATTTTTTGCTTATTAACTGGGCCACAGATTGCCATTGAAGGCTCTCCGCCATTAGCGAAACAGTCTTGCAATACAGATTTTAATAATGTTTCTGTTAAAGCTCTTTGTGTTCCGTCAGTTGGAGCAGCTCCGCCACCAGCACCGCCGCCGCCAGTTCCTCTTGATACGTTAGATGTAATCCAAGATTCGAAACCACCAGTTACTCTTGCTGTTGTAGCATTACCAGTTGTTTTAGCGCCTTTTTGACAAAGTGCTGTTTCCATATCTCTCTTAAGAGCTTTAGACATGATTGCTAGTTGGTGAGCCATTTCTGACTTCTTACCAGCTGGATCAGATGCTTGTTGAGAACCAGATACAGTTGCATCTCTTTTTGAGATTTGAGCCACGTTACTAACTCTTGCTGTAGCTGTAGCAGCTGATCTTGCAAGTTCAAAACCCTCTAATTGCCCAGCACCACTTGGAGTTGGTAAGTTTTCTGTTTGCCAATCAAAAACTACGTTCCTGATTGAGTTTTTTCCTATAGCACTCAAGAACGGAGTTGTTTGAGGACTGATGTTATAGATAACATTACTTAGCTGTTCTCTATCTGAAGACGCCGAGTAAGTATCAAATGCGTTTGTTACTTTAGCCATGATATTTTCCTATGTTTAAAAGTTTATATAATTTGTTCAAATAATTTAGCCGCATCCTGGACTTTGCCAGTTTTAGCTAATTTTTGATGCGCTCTTTTCGCTGGTGTTGAACTTTTAGGTACATTTGAAGTGCCAGGTCGGGCGGTTCGAGCTGCCGCTTTTTTTTCAGTTGGCTTTACTTTAGTAGCTTGTTGTGTCTTATGTTGTAACCATGCGTTTCTTAAACCAAGTAAAATTCGGTAGTCGTAAACGCTGTCCATCTCTTGAGATGAATAGCCTAAAACATTAACACCATAATCCCGAATAGAGTTTTTTTCTTTAACTGCTATTTCGTTGTCTTGCCATTCTGGAATTTGTGTTAGCAATTGTTCATTACCGTACTTGACGAACTTTTCAAGTTCCTCTTGTTGCTTTGCAGCTTGCTCCTGTTGGAGTCTAGTTGCTTCAGCTTCTGCGGCTTGTAACCTTTGCTTCTTCTCATTCCATAAGTCTTTTTCACGGACATAGGCAATAGGATCAGCGTCATAAAGTGCATTCCAATCTGGCTCGTTTCCTAACTCGCCTTTCAAAGTCGCTTCCAGTTTTGGTAACAACTGCGAATAAATTGCATCTTTTTGAGAAACCTCTTTTTGTTGAGCTTCAATAGCTTTACGCTGTTCAGCTAACTCTTGAGTTTTTCTCGTATAATCTCTTTGGCGACTGTATCCACTTTGGAGTTCTTCAAGCGTGACCTGGGTATCTTCACCATCTACTTTAATAGTATATAGCTGTGGTTGCTCGGACTCCTCTACTTCAACTTGATCTTCTTGAGGTTCGTCTTCATCTTCTTCAAAGTCGTCTTCTAAGTCTTCATCTTCTTCAATGATTTCATCATCTTCAATGACTTCGTCTTCGTTGACTAATTCTTCTGATGGTTGTTCTAGTTCGTTTTCTGGTTGTTCCGATGGAGTCAAAAAACTTTCGAAAGATTGTTCTGTCTGTTCTAAATTTGTTTGTAAACCAATCGGCTTTGCGTTGTTGGTCATATTCATTCCTTAAAAATGTAAAGTAGTATTTTAACAATACTAAATTAAATTTTACACAACTTTATGCAATCTTCCTAGTTGTGACTTTGTGATCTTACCCTTCTCTACTATTATTCTTAAATGTTTTTCTATTTCGGGTAAAAGTTTGATTGCTTTGTGTAAATTTTCTCTTTTATTTATATCACTGTCTTTAGACAATAACCATAAATTTATGTAGTCATCTTTAAGATTGTTTACAGCGTGTTTGAATGTTTCTGAGTTTAGAATTAACTCTGCTTCGTTTGAACTTAAGATATCTTCTTGTGAGGGCATATTAACCTATGTTGTCTATTAGTCTTTGTAGTCCAGAATAATCAAAACCTTGATAGCCACTTTTACCAACTTCTTGTTGTGTGTAGCCTTGAGGCATTTGTGATGAATAGCTTTGACCTTGGCTAATCATATTGTCTACGTTAGAACCATCTGCGATTGATCTAGCATAATTTAAACCAGATGAATAAGTGTTGTCTTGTGTTGGGAATAATTCGCTAAGTGTTCTTATTCCAATATCTGTTCCAAAGTAATCACCAAAATCAAAATCACTTATTGGTCTTCTATCTCTGTCGTCATACCTAGACATTTCAATAGGCTCTGGTGTTCTGTTTTCAAATAAACCTTTTGGTATGTTTTCAAAGTTCATTCCTACTGGCCCAATAGTTTGTCCAGGATTAAAATCTTCTTCTATAAAGTCGTTAGCAATACTAAAACCAGGCTGTCTATTGCTGGACATTTGGTTTGTTACTGCTGGTAGTGTTGGTACGTTTTGTATTTGTGGTGCATCTACAGCAGGAGTGATTGCATAAGATGGTATGTAGTTTAGATTGTTATTTAAGTGATCGTATCCTGGCATAATTAATTCCTAGTTAGCTATTAGTTTATCAATTTTTTCGTCTAATTTGTCTAGTCTGTCAAAAATTCTTTGCATGTCTAAATGCAAGTCTTGTTTGGTAGCGTAGCGTGTAGGTATTTCTTCTCTTGTTTTATTAACCAATATTTCAACCCTTTTGACATCAGCAGCGTTAGTGCGGATGCTGTATATAATAGGAACATAAACGAGAGTGATAATCGCGTTCCAAAATAAAATAGGGTTGTCCATCAATAACTCCAAATATGCGGCCTTGGTCTGTTTTCTTTTTCTTCCGAGATGTCTAAGTGTATAAAACGAGCATCTCCTTTTTGATTTACACCAACGCCAGTAAATCCATAATCTTTAGCTTTTGATACTATGTTGAGTGCTTTGCTTCCTCTTACATATACATCAGCAGCCAATCCTTCTGCATGAGTACCTGGTGTTTTCTTTCTCGCTTCTATTGGATGTTCTTCGCATCTGTAACCAGATGTAATAATAAAAGGAAAACCCAGCTCAGTTCTAAGTGATTGTAACTTATTTATTAGTTCGTGTGAAATACCATTTTTACCACAATGTTTGCAAGAAAACTCTTCTTCTTTGAAGTTTTCCCAAGTCATTATTTTCCTACTCCTTTTACCCTTTCATAAGATCTCATTCCGCCAAGACCAAGCATACCCATAAGGACAGGTAGCATCGTTGATGTATCTGCTTGTGGTACGACAATACCAAAAGGTGCAGCGAGAGGACTGATAAGAAAGTTGACTGCAAAACCTGCAACACATATCCATGCTGTAGCTGGTCGCCAAGATGATTGAAACCAATTACCTTTGGCTTCTTGTTTGTTGACCTCTATTTGTGCTTTGGCAATTTCATGGATATGTTTTTCCGACATGGTTGCTATCTCGTGTGCTATTTTCTGCTTTGTATCTGCATCTGGAATAAATTTATCCAGAATTTTACTTACAGGTTTTATTAATTTATCTATCATTTTCATATTTGTATTTTTTGTGCAGGCTGTTTGCCTGTCGTTGAAATGACCACTCTAAAAACTTATCAAACCAACCAAACAATTACTTCTTCTTTTTCTTTTTAGGGAAGCCAGCTTTCATGTTTGCGTAGGCTTTTTTAGTAACAGTAGATTTCTTTTTAGATCTACTTGTTCCAGCTTTCTTTCTTTTGTTCATATTTTCATATAGTGACATAGTATCTCCTTACCATTTTACTTTGTTCGCCCAGTAAGCTGCGGACAACTTACCCTTTGCGATATTCTTGGCGTGTCTTGCCTTGAATGATTTTCTTCTTGCTTTGCCTTTTTCAGTCATTGGTTTTTTACCAGCACCGCTTACGCCTTGTTGACCAAAGCGAATTAATTTTATGGTGCTACCGACTTTTGCTAAGACAGCGTGTGACTTTGTTTTGTGGTTAGGGGTACGTTTAGGTTTGTTGTAACCAGCGAACTTTTCGCCTCTATAGGTTATTGCCATTATTTCTTTTTCCTTGGTCGTCCTCTTTTTTTGATAATTGGTTTAGGCTTCATCAAGCTGTCTAACCATTGCCAAGTTTTAA